CACCAACGGTCTGCGCGGCTTCTCCCTGTTGGAGCTGGCCCGCCGCTCCTTGGAGCTGTCCGGCACCCGAACCGACGGCATGGACAAGCGTGACATCGTTGGCCGTGCGTTCACTCAGTCCACCAGCGACTTCCCTGTCCTGCTGGAGAACGCCATGTACAAGGTGCTCCAGACCGCGTACAGCACGCAGTCTGACCGTTGGAGCCGCTTCTGTGCTATCGGCAGCGTGAGCGACTTCCGTGCGCACCCACGTTACCGCTTGGGCAGCTTCGGCAACTTGGAAACCATCACCGAACTGGGTGAGTTCCGTAACAAGTCCATTCCTGACGGTGAAAAGTCCAGCGTGTCGATCAGCACCAAGGGCAACATCATCAACCTGTCTCGCCAGATGATCATCAACGACGATCTGGGCGCGTTCATCGGTCTGGCCGCAATGCTGGGTCGCGCTGCACGCCGCACCATCGAAGCTGACGTGTTCGCACTGCTGGCTGAGAACAGTGGCCTCGGCCCCACCATGTCGGACAGCAACCCGCTGTTCCACAACCGTGGCACCGGCAAGAACAACATCTCTACTGGCGCTGCCCTGTCGATGACTGCTATCGACGCGGACCGTGTAGCGATGGCCAACCTGAAGGACGTGAGCGGTAACGACTACCTCGACCTGCGTCCTGCGATCCTGCTGGTTCCGACCAGTCTGGGCGGTCTGGCACGTCAGGTGAACGAAGCTGAGTACGACGACGAGTCGAACAAGCAGCAACGTCGTCCGAACGTGTCCCGTGGCCTGTTCCGTGACATCGTGGATACTCCGCGCCTGTCCGGCACCCGTCGCTACGTGTTCGCTGACCCGAACGAAGCGCCCGTCATCGAGGTTTCGTTCCTCGACGGCAACCAAGAACCGTACCTTGACCGCCAAGACGGCTTCACCGTCGACGGTGTACAGCTCAAGGTTCGACATGACTATGGCGTCGGTGCGATTGACTATCGCGGCGCCATCACCAACGCGGGCGCGTAAGCGCCCCTTGCCTGAGAGGATTCAATCATGGCTGATAATTTTGTTTATGACGGGGCTACCATGCCTCACACCAACGCCACTGGCTCGACTATTACTGCTGGTACGGTCTTGCGTATCGGTCAGCTCATGGCCGTCGCTCTGGTGGACATCGCCGCTTCGGCTACAGGCACCGTCGCCATCGAGGGCGTTTGGGAAGTGCCGAAGGTTTCTGGTGCCGTTATCGCCCGTGGCGAGAGCGTTATCTGGGATGCGTCAGCAGCGGCCTTCGACGACAACGCGGCTACTCCGGCAACGGGTGACGTGTCCGGCTGCTGTGTTGCAATGGAAGCAGCAGGCAACGGCGTAACAGTGATCGACGTGAAGTTGAACGTCGGCGTTGGTACGGTCGCGTAATGAGCTTCTTTGACACCGCCGCTCGTCTCGCCGCAGACGCGAACTTTGCTGTCTTCTCGGACACCGCGATCTGGAACAACCAGACGGCTGTCAAGGTCATCGTGACCGAGGAAGTAGAGCGCGTCTCGCAGTATGGGGAAGTTATGATCAACGCCTATGAGGTGACTGCGCGCAAGCAGCAGATCAACAACATGGCCGTGGGTGATACCTATGAGACGACGACGGGGGTCTTGGTGATCACCAAGATCGTCGCAGAGGATCGCTACACCGTGACAGGCGCGGCAGGTCGGCAATGACTTACCGCGTCTCTGTCCGCGCTCAGGTGGACGACCTAGTCCGAAACCTTGATGACATCCATAAGGTGCATGTCCCGAGGGCGTACACGTCGACTATGGCGCGTTTGTCTCGTCGGGTCATCACTGAAACGGTTAAGGAAGTTGCGGGCGTAGTGAACGTGAACCAGAAAGTTATACGGCGTAGGGTGTTCATCAAGCACGCGACGCCGGTCAACATGGAAACGAAAATGAGTCTCTACGCTCGGGCGATCCCGGCCATAGAAACCAATTTCGACTCCAACAATCTAGGGCACAGGGTAGCGGGCCGGCAATATCTTCGCTCGTTCCTCGGTCGCAGCATTCTTAACAAGAAGTTCCACCTTTTTCAGCGGTTAGCAACGGCGGATCGACGGTATCGTAAACCCCGGACCATACCGGGCAAGCGATACCCCATCGACGTTATCCGCGTCCACTTCCGAGATAAAGCAGTGCCAGTTTTCGAGGCAGCTGCGGATCGGGTAATGACACGCGACTTCGACAAAGAGTTCGCAGCACAGCTAGACGCGAGGATCAAGGGCCATGTCAAGGCAAGACGTTAGAGACGCCTTCGCGGCGGCAATCCGTTCAGCAATGCCGGGGGTGCAAGTGTTCTCGACACGGGTGTCGGATGCCCGTGCGCTCCAGCGGTATTTCTGCGTGTTCATGGACGGCGGCGACATCCGTCTGTCTTTGGGTGGGGCGACCCGCGAGGAACGCGCTGAGGTGTTCGTAAAGTACGTCGTGCTGAACGGCACTGACGATGAACTGGACGCGGCGATGGAGCAGGCGCACGCGGCCATTATGGCCAGCACGGCAATAAACCGCCCACTCCTGACTCGATTCGACTATGACATGGACGGGGAGGCGCACATGGGCCTCGTGTTCACGTATTCCACAATGTACTAAACTGAGGATTATACTATGGCAACAGCAGCCTATTTTAGCGGCGTCACCCTGTCCTTGGGTAACGGCGCAACGCCAACCGAAGTGTTCACCGCACTGGAAGAAGTGACCGAGATCAGCGGTCTTGGCGAAACCACCGAGTTGATCGAAGTCACGCACTTTGCATCGAACGGGAGCAAGGAATACATTGCCGGTCTGGCGGACGGCAAAGAGTTTACCGTCACCTGTAACCACGTCATTGACGCGGCACAGCAAGTCGCCGCCAAGACGCGCAAGGGCGATACCGGGAACATTCGGATCGTGTGCAACAACGGCACAGCGACCGAGACGTACAACTTCGCGGCTGTCTACATGGGCTGGGAATTGGCACCCAGCAACAGTGACAAGAACTCTATTTCATTCACATTCAAGATTTCCGGAGGTCTTGCCGTATCATGATAAACGGACTGGAAGCCCTGAAGCGGGCCTGCCCGCTGAAGGAAGTAGAAGTCGCCATCCCCGGCACTACCGAAACGATCCTGCTGCGGGAACTGACGCTGGCGGATCGTGCCGACCATCTGGAGCGCAACAAAGAGACAGCAGATTTCGTGCGGTCTGCTGCGTTCTTGGTGGCCCGGTCTTGCCCGTCGTTGACCGATGCCGACATCGAGGGCGTGGCAAGCCTGGGGTTCGAGGTGGTCAAACACCTGTCCCAAGAAGTGCTGCGCATCTCCGGTATGCTTCCGGCTGATACGGTCGAGGAAGAAGTAAAAAACTAAGAGCGCGGCCCGAGGAACGTTTTAAGTGCATTCTGGCACTAGCCTTGGGCCGCACGCTCAGAGAGATCGACTTAATGCCATACTCCGAGTTTACCCGGTGGATGGCGTTCTATCAGATCGAGCCGTTCGGTGTGCGCAGAGACAACCTGCACGCGGCCTTGATCGCTTCGACAGTGGCCAACTGCCACAGTAAGAAGAAGTTTACGACCACGGACTTTATGGTCAACACCGAACCGAAGAACGAAACGCAGAATTTCATAGCCCGACTGAGAGTGCTGGCGCATGGCAAGAAAACAAATTGATCGGATAGTCGTCGCCCTACAGGCCGAGAACGAGGAACTGGAGCGCAAGCTGCGGGAGTCTCAAGCCTCGCTCAAGAAGTACGCCGAGACAGCGGACAAAGCCAACAAGAAAGCGGCGGGCAGCTTCGGCTACTCGGACGTAGCGACGCGCAAGTCGGCGAAGTCGATGGACGATATGTCCTACCGCGTGACGAACTTTAGCCGTCAGATGCAGGACGCCACGGTGCAGCTTCAGGCTGGAACCGATGCGTTCACCGTCATCGCGCAGCAAGGCTCGCAACTGGCTGAAGTCCTCGGTCGCAACGGCCCGCTGATCGGCGGCGTAATCGCTATCGCTGCGGCGGTAGGCGGTACGCTCTGGAAGGCGTTCGACGCCGCCGGGGCGAAGGCCGACGAGCTGCGGGAGAAGATGGAAGGTATCTACGCCGGGACGATAACTGCGCAGCTGATCGAAACTAACGACGCTATCAAGCAGCAGGAAGCCGATCTAGCCTCACTCAAAGAGGAAGCTGGGGAGGCATCGCAGGAGGTCATGCGCCTGACTGACGCGGCTAACAAAATGGCCGAGGGGTTCGGCAAAGACGCCACGTTGTCTCGGAAGTCCGATGCGGTCAAG